GCACCACCTCTATTTGATGTTGTACTAACTAATTCTACTTCAGCAGTAACTGCTGTTGAGTGAATGTTTGCAAGTACCAATCCTAATACAACTGTTGTCGTACTAGATGCTACTGTATACATAACATAAGGAGTCCCAGCACTAGCTGGTTCTGCTGCGAATGTTACTGTCTTAAATGTGTTTGCCATTTTTTATTTTCCCCTTATTATTAATTAACCTAAAGCTATTGCTAGTGCTGTTGGATCGTCTGTTACATACCCAGCACTATTTAGATATGTTTTAACATCTGATATGGCTACTTGTACCATAGTACCAGCATCATTTACAACTAATCTATCAGCATCAACTAAAGTTGTTCCAGTAGCACTTGTGTCACCATCCATTTTATTTAGTTCTGTTGCAGTAGAAGTTACTACTACATCTTCATTTATTTTTGGTGAAGTATAAGTTTTATTTGTAAAAGTTTGTGTTCCTGTAAGTGTAGCAACAGTTGAATCAATTGCTATTGTTCCAGCAGATGTAATTGCACCACCAGATAAACCAGTACCAGCTGTAATAGAAGTTACTGTTCCTGTATTACTTGGAGTAATTACAGTAAAAGTAATTGAGTCAGAACCTAATGATGCTGTGTTATTTGTAGTACATAAAAATATTTTATTATCATTAGCACTTCCTTGATTAACAACAACCATTTGACCTGATAATTCAGAAATAGAATTAAATTGTGTATCTCTTGATGCTGCACCACTTGATACTGCAGTATATAAACCATTTTCACTAGCTGTACTTTGATCTTTTAATAAGACTCTATCTCCTGCAACAAGTGTAATACCATCAATAGTATCTCCAGCTTCAAGAGCTGATGAAATTGTTACATTGGCAGTTGAAGCACACTCTGCAATAATTCTAGTTCTTAATCCAGCAACTGCATCATCAACATAAGTTGTTGCAGCTTTTGCATCTATTTGTGTTTGAGCATTAGAGGATAAAGTATTAATATATTGAAATTCTGCACTTGTTACTGTTCCATCTGCAATCTTAGTTGCATCTATTGCAGCACTTGAATTAATATCTGCATTAACAATAGAGTCATCTACAATTTTAGATGAGTTTACAGAACTTGCTGCAAGTTTAGCAAGGGTTACATTAAGATCTGCTATATGTGCAGTATCAATTGAACCATCCGTATAATGCTCTGAGTCTATTGCATCATCTACTATTTTTGCACCATTAACTGAGTCTGCTGATAAATGAGCAAGATCTATACTTCCATCAACATAATGTTCTGAATCTATTTGATCGTCTGCTATTTTAGCATTTGTAATTTGGTCTGCTGCAATATGAGCAGTATCTATAGAACCATCTGTGTAATGTTCACTATCAATAGCATCATCAGCAATTTTAGCTCCAGTAATTATATCTGCTGCTAAATGTTCTGCATCTATTGATGCATCTACATATTGATCACTATCAATACTGTTTACAGACATATGAGCTAAGTCGATACTTCCATCTACGTATGAGTCTGAGTCTACTGAATTAGCTGCCATTTTTGCAGCTGTAATTGCATCATCGGCTATATTTGTAGTTCCAATAACTTCTGTTGGTATAGAGTTATTTGTTTTAGCTAATACACCAATATAAACTGAAGTAATAGCTTCACTAGATAAAGAACCTGAATCCCAAGTTACATTAACTGTAGTGTTTGTAGAAAAAGATGTACTAGATATAGTACCATATATTGTACCTGGCGTTGATGCTACAACTTTAACTCTACGTCCAGCATGATAAATAGCTGTTACATTAGCTCCATCAATTGTAAAACTTGTAGAAGATGCGTAAGTAGCAGTATAAGTACCTGCTGCATCTCCGTATTCAATCCATTCAGCAGTATTATAATGTTGTCTAATATCTGCCATAACACTTCTAAAAGCATTATTAATATTTGATGGTAGCATTCCTTCAGCAACAGATACTGAACCAGTTCCTGTAGCTGTATTGTTTGCTGCTGTTGTGTCGTATTTACCTAAAAATGTTCCTGCCATAATTCTCCCTAATTCATGAACCAACTGAATGCTTTATCGCTTTCAGTATTATTCTTATTTACTAATGTATTAATTGCTTCTTCAATTTGTCTTTGAAAATATTCTTGTGTTTCCATTGAATATCTTACGTTGTCTATATCTATTATATCACTCATTATCTATATCCTGCTTTTGATGCAACAATATCTATTCCTTGTGCATGGTTAAATGCTGTACCTGAAGCTATTTTTACATTAGCTCTTATATATCTACCTGATTGTCTAACTGGGTTTATACCACTTGTTACCATAGAAGATGAACTAGATTCTGTTTCTGTGTCTGCTAATCTTTCTCTAGTTTTTACAGTTACTGTTGCAGTCGCATCTACTATTGGTCTAACTCCTTGAATGTTAGTTCGAGCTCCTGGAAAGCCTTCTATCTCAGCTGTTTCTATTTCGCATTCATTAGCTGTTCCTGAAAAAATTGCAGCTTTAAAATCTGAATCAATTGCACCTAAAAACATTTGTCCACCAGACCAAAAATCTGTATCTAATGATGCATTAATCTTTTCAAGATTTGTAGATATAATATCCATTAGTTCTACTGTATAAGCTCCAAGAAATTGTGAAAATATTTGACTAGCATTTACTTTTACTAATGACCATTTTTTAGTAGAATAATTATATACAATCATTCTATCACAAATACCTGTTGTATTAGAAGCATTATTAACTGATGGATATAACCACATAGCTAATGTATTAAATGGATCAACTGCTGCTACTATTCTATCTGAATATGCTTTGTTTAAATTAAGATCAAAAAATCTATTAACTTTTTCTACACCAATACCTACTACGTTATCACCTTGTATTTCATAAAAACCATCATCTGCATAAAAAAATACACGTCTGTTATCTTGACATACTGTTTTTCCAAACATAGCTCCTCTATTAGGAGATATAACTGATAGTCTAAATACTGTTGCACCACCAACATAATCCATACGAATTATTTGGTTTTGTCTAAATACATAACCTACTTCTCCAGAAGTTATGGCTACAACTCTACCACCTGATCCTGGAAGGTCTTGATAGTCTGATTGTTTTCCTGTCCAAACAGTAATATCATTAATGCCTGACCATTGAATTCTATTAGTTGCTCCAACTATATTACCTACAACTAAAAAATCTCTAATTACTCCAGAGACTCTAAATACTGGTGCTGTACCAGCAGTTTGAATTGCTGTAAGAGCTGCAAAGTTAGTTGATGTTCCCATTAAATAATATTGAACTGCATCTACTCCATTACTTGCAATAACATATTCACCAAATTGAGTGAATGTCCAAAAGTCATCAGCATCTCCAGTTAAACTAGCTTTACGAGAAGTAAAAACTCCTGATGCTAATTGATATAAATTTGTTCTTGTTGCTACAAAATTAAATACAGCATTAGAGTTATCTCTAAATGATCCTGCACCTTTAGCATCTGTAGTAGTAGTTGATGAACCTGAGTATGATACCAACGAAGGAAATCTTTTATAAGATCCTAAAGCATGGTAAACATTAGTTGCTACGTTTGCACCTTTCATACCATGTTCTGGTTGATCAGGCATCCATTCTCCAAAAGGTATTTGCATTATCTAGCCCTGTAAAATGATAGATCAGTTTGTATATCTGTTCTTTGTTGAACAGGTGCTCCACCATATGAATCTTGTTTGTCGTTATTTTCGCATCTTTCCATAGCTGCAATATACATTTGTAACCATTGTTGAACTTGGTTAGGATCTATACCACCTAAGAAGTTAGCTGCATGATATAAAGAACCATACAAGTATATTCCAGGGTGATTAGTTAAAATGTAATTTGTTGTATTAGTATCTGAAAGAGCTCCAAAACTTTTATAATATGATAAGTACCCAGTATAAGAAGTATCAGGGGCAGGCCCAAAACGTAAAGTTTCTGTTTCATCATCACTCTCAATTGTATAGACTCTAGGTCTAGCAGTTGTAGAACCAGCTTTAATTTCAAACATATTATGTGGAGTAATATACTCTAATACATACTTAGTGCTTGATGCCAGTATATAAAAAGATCTAACTCCAATAAACCCTGTAGGAACTGTTTCAGTTTCAGAGTCTATTGTAATAGCATCTATTTGTTCCATTTGTCTTATTCTTAGTTTAGCATTAAAGTCAGCTTCAGCTAATTTAATAAAGTCATCAGCTATCTCATCTGTTAAGTCAGTTCTGTTTAGCCAATTAGCTAATGCTGTTTTTAATCCTGAATATGTTGTTAATGCCATTATAAATTTCCTTCAGCTGTTCTGAAATATCTAAACTCACTACTATTAAGTTTAGTTCTCATTATTTTTCTTTGAATGTCTTTAGGTAATTGAAACCAGTTATTAGTTCCATTGTATTCTTTTGTCCAGATCGCTAGTATTAAAGGTGGAACACTTGCCACTCTTTTCATTTCTTTAGCACTTGTTAAATAACCTTTGTCATGATTATAAAGCTCTTTGTTTCTTTTTAACAAAGGAGTTACATCTTGAGAGTTATTAATAGTTAAAGCACCATTAGATTCTTGAATATATTTAGTTTTTATTCCACCATCATATTCTATTGATCTTATTCTAGCCATAAATTATTCAGTTAGTTCTGTAACGTATAATTCTCCGTTTGATCCACCTATTCTTAATACTGCAATTTTTTCTCCAGCTGAAATTTTAATAATTTCAACTTCATTTGCAGGTAAATAAGTAGTACTTGTAGTAGCTGTTGGTGATACAGCAATGTGTATATGACAAGCAATAGTACCTACAACTCTTATGTATTCTATGTTAGCTGAAAAAGCTGAACTAGCAGAAGATGAACTTCCAGAAGTTAGCTTATGTACAGTTCCATGTCTTAATCCATAGTTCATGTTTTGTTCCTTTTGTTAGGGGATGTTGCCATCCCCATAATTAATTATCTTCTTATTACAAATGTAACGTAAAGTACAATTGCATTAGTTGAAGCACCATCAGTAATCATTTCGATAGTACCACCTTCTAAAACGTCATTAGCTGCTGTAGGTGTTGCTGTATCTACATCTCCAGCTGCTGAACCAGATTGTGTTACAGTAATTCCACCATTAGTAATG